AAAAAGCACTGTACTTCGTGGGAAGTACAGTGCTTTTCTTTTTGCTGAAGTTGGTTTTTGGGGGCTGCATTGCTTCTCCTGCACCGTTTTTAGGCTTTTGCAGGCGGTCCCTATACAACCCCCAACTTTTGACTTTACACCGTTTTCAAAAAGGAATGTTTGCAGGCCGGTTTTTCAGCAGGCTGCTGCATCATCCCCTTCAATGTACGGCGTAAGGTCGAACTTGAAAGTAATGTTGAGCTGATACCCACGATAAACATAAACTAAAAAATCCGCCGAGGACTCCTCCCGAAAAAACGGGAAGAATCCTCGGCGGATTTCGTTTATCGTGTTGGCTCTTTTTCGGCTGGCTCAGATTCAGGCTGATCTTTCGCTTTTTTCACAGAGAACACCTCATTTGCGGGCAATCATCAGATGCCACGGAACGTAAAGGTGAACTCCACGGGCTTGGTCACATCAGGAATATACTCCGGGTGGACATTGGCACCCCAGCTGTCATCGCCGCCAACGCCCATCTGC